ATGCAACGGCAATTGCACCACCAGTCATAGGAATCTGAACCATCTCACGAGAGATACCAGCAAGTTTCTTATCGGAAACTGCCTTATCAGATGCGCCAAAGTCGGTAGTACCAGCTTTGTACTGGCGTACACCAGCTCCAGACCCAACTGCCTGGTAGTTGACCTGATTACCAGTCTTAGCAGCGTAGTCCGAGAACCACTTCTGATAGATTGGTGCGGGGAACGATGCTCCAGCAGCGTTCAGATTTTCTGCCGCTTGGGCAGAGGGAGCAGCAAGGGCAAGTGCGCCCAGAGCAAGTGCAGCAATTTTCATTTGAATATCTCCGTGTCGTGTTTACTTTGTGATCAGAATTCGTAGGTCAGAGTACCCTCGTACTTCCACTCAACTACATCATCAGAATCAGGCATGGTCCACTCAGCCTTGACTTTAGCGCCCAGTTTGTCAGTCAGTTTGATCTTAGAACCAACTTCAATTTGCTTAGCAGTGGTGGTCTCAGCATCGTTCTTGGTTTCCCAAGCGGGACCAACTTCAATGTAAGGCTTGAGGTTACCAACTTGGTTTCATAACCAATGCGGGTCTCAACGTAGTTCTTATCCATTTCGCTATCTTCACCCTTGATGCCAACCTTAGTGGTGACATAAGGACCAGCCATAGCAGGTGCCACAGAGGCAGCACCCAAGACTGCCAGAGCAGAAAGTGCCAGTGCTTGTTTCATTGTTGTGTAACTCCGTTTTGTAAATTTGTTTGTTTACCTGAATATTATAACAGGTGGCCTTTAAAGCAAAGTTAAGACCATTTTAGGCAAACCGAGGTATATAGAGGGGGTTAATCTCAATTTAACCAACCCTAAAACAGAGCATAAAAAAAGGGGGTCCCTCGTCAGGAACCCCGTACATCTAGATGTATTATTGTCTATATCAGAAGTTGTACTTCACACCCAGTTTACCACCGACACCCAGATCGTCGGAATCGTCTGCAGTCAGGAAGGAGAGTTCACCATAGACTCCGATAGCATCAGAAACAGGAATACCAATACCTGCTTTACCGGAGAATTCAGTCTCGGTGTCAACACCATCAGCAGCAACGATTGCTGGACCCGCCTGGACGTAGTAGGAAGCAGCACCGACTTCTCCCTCGTAACCTACGTGAATATCTGTTGTTGCTCCGGTGTAGTCATCTCCCGTCCAACCAGCATTGGTTTCCACGTTGACGTAGGGACCTGCAAGGGCAGCACCTGCGGACATTGACAGAGCAGCAGTGGCTGCGAATACAGATTTGATCATTAGTTTTTACCTCGTTTTTTTACTTGCGGAATGATTACCCGCAGATGAAAAGGGAATCGACATTTCCCTGTTGTAAAACGTTACATAGTAACGTTAGAGTATTTATACTCATCCAATATTCGGATAATACGGATATCCGAAAGCGGGAGATCGGGTTCGAACCGACGACATTCAGCTTGGAAGGCTGACGTTCTACCACTGAACTACACCCGCAAGTGGTGGGAAAAGTATCCCCAGACACATCCTTCACACGGATGAGACCATAATATAACAATCACTATAGATTGTCAAGCCTTCGACAGGATTTGAACCTGCGACCTGAGCTTTACAAAAGCCCTGCTCTACCACTGAGCTACAAAGGCAATACAGGTGAACCAACCTGTAGTTTAGGATTACTCCATGGTCTTATATAATACATTACACTTATCCGAATGTGTTTCTCAACCAAGCGCCTGATTGAGGACGGGGCATTTAAACCCAACATTCTGACAGTTTGTAATGGAGTAAGACACAATTTCCGTTGTGAATATCCAAGGGGGTTTACCCTCACCTACAGGGTTTCGGTATATCCGAACCGATGAGCACCTTGGTCGGAACGTCTCAAGTTCCTTACTCCCCCGGCAGGATTCGAACCTGCGACCAGACGATTAACAGTCGTCGGCTCTACCGCTGAGCTACAGAGGATTAGGCGACTCAAGTAGGATTCGAACCTACGACCGACTGCTTAGAAGGCAGTTGCTCTATCCAGCTGAGCTATTGAGTCATGTGAGAGGCGGAGAACAGTTTATCGTTCCCTCTTATCTGTGTCTTGCCTCTCAACTCAGATATTATAAACCCTCTGGACCTGTGCGTCAACCTTTCTTTGATGTTTTCTTTGCTGGTGGTTCTTCGGCAACCTCTTCGGCAATTTCTTCGGTAACTTCTGGTTCTGGAAGTGTAACTCCAACTGCTTCCAAATACTCAATAGCACCTTGCGTTTTAAAGAAAAGTTCTCTTGTTCTTGTAGATTGAGTTCCAAGAGTTTCTAAATCAGTAGATAGTTTAGATCTTTGCTCAAGAAGTTGTGTCAAATGATTTTGCTGATCAGTCATTTCAAGTCAAATTTGTTTTCGATTTATTTATAATAATGAAAATGATAAATATTTGCAAACCGAATCTATAAACATGAAAGCAGGTCTTTTTGCTTTTGCTATGTTATTGATGACCGCTGGTGCATCTAATGCTGGCGGACTTGTTACTAAACACTCAGCAAGTGTTCAACTAAATGTTGATGCTGCTCGTGCTACTGCCACGAGAATCGGGAGTTCGTTCAGTATCTCAGGTTCAAATATTGACACTACGGACGGTAGTACAGCAGGAACTGTTTCTGCAGGTACTATCACCTCTGGTGTATATAATCCTGGTACTATTGCTGCCACTCAAGATACTGCCGGAGCAGCATTTAGTTTCAGTCAATCTTATACACAGGCTGATGCTGTTCCCACAAGTGCTGCAACTTTAGGTGCTAATCCAAACTTTGGATCACTTACAACTTATGCAGCTGGAACAAAGGATACTCTAGCAGGTACTGTAACCAGTGCAGGTGTACTTACCGTAACAGCGGGCGGAGCAGGTACAAGTGCTACAGGACAATACGTTTCTGAGATCACGGTAATCGACTGATGACTAAACTACAAGAAGCAATCGGGCTAGGATTGGTTCTTGGTACTATCCACGGATTAATTCAACCCGGACATTCCGTTCCGGTCGTGCCAAATTTTACACAGGGCTCGATGACTAGCCACACGGAAACAACTTCTACCGTGACTGAAACAATTAATTCTATGGATTATAATACAGGATATCAATATTCTGTAACTGGTAGTGGAGTAGAATCAACCAGTGGAATTTTATCACCAACAACAGGTGATGTTAATGTAACTATTGAAGGGGTGAATTCAAAATGGACAGGGGTAACGGCAACACCATCATTCAAACAAACAACACCAGGAGCAGCGTTTCAGTTTACACAAACCGTTTCTGGGCCAGGTTTAAGCAATCATACAATTATTCAAAGAGAGACTACCGTTACAAGCGTAACAGACACTACAAGTATTTTTCAACAATAGGTAAAAAACTATGTCAGATATTTGTCCTAAGTGTAATTGTAACCCCTGTACATGCAGAGACTGTAGGAGGTGTAAGTGCAACAGCATCGCCAATCGCAAACTCATCAGGCTCGGTAACTAATCAGGCAATCCAGGTATTACAAGGCCCATATATTACTAATACATACGGCGGTGGAATTCAGTGTCAAGGTCCCACTGTAAACTTTACCCCATTCGTTACAGGTTCACTTTCGCAACAACATCCATATGAACCATATTATATGGACCCCGTATATGATATGCGTGACCTAACAGGTGACACTGATGTGAATGGAAATCCCACGGGAGATGGTGCTCCCGATAATCCGGGTGATATTTTATATCACGTTCCGACTAGAACTGGACAGAAAAATAACACTAATCTATCTATGGGTTTCTCCATGACTTGGAGCACACCTTTGGATAAAAAACTACAAGACCAATGTAAAGAAGCAGCAGCAACACAGATTGCACTACAGCAACAACTTACTGCTAACAAGAGATTAGATTTTGAGATAGCCAGACTCAAGAATTGTGGGCAATTGTTAAAGGAAGGAATTCGATTTCATCCTAGAAGTAAGTATGCTGCAATATGTGCTGATGTCATAGTAGAAAATAAGAATGCTATCGCACCACATGTTCATTCTATTTCCCCTTCTTCATCCTCCGCAAAGTCCGAATCGCCTGTGAGCGTTCGCGCTGAAGATCTCGGCGCTCCTTTATCGAGTCGATCTTTACCCTCTTCCCCCTAAGTTTTGAAATTTTTGTAATTACTTTTTTAATTACGGGTTTGAATACTTTAAGCAGTAAGTCCGCTATTGGTTTAGCAAGGATAGCAGATGATGCAGCAGTAACCGCAATGGCAGCAGTTGTTGTGGCAACTTGTGCTGAAGGTAAATACTGCGATACAAAAGGAATATCTTCCCAGAGAGTAACACATACCAATTCACCATTCACCGTTTGCAATTCATACCCAGATACTCTTTCTTTCTGGTTCTGTGCCACATCACCAATACGTGGTGCATTAGGACCAGGACAATCTGGAGTTATCTTTGCTTCTACTTTAGGAGCAGCATCCTTGGGAACTTCTGGTGTAGGAACTTCCGGTGGATTAACCTTTGGTACAGGAGCAGATCTCTCAATAACCATATTCTCAGGTTCATACTGTATCGGATTGAACGATGGCATGTTACCATCACAAAAAACCCTAACTCCATCAGGGTCATCCCCAACCAATTTATCATTGGTTCCTTTCTTATTATCAAGATGTGCCTCAACGCATCCAGGAATATCAATTATAGGAACTCCAACCTGCACCGTTACTGGAGGAGCAGATGGGATTCTTGGTGGAGTAGTCATCCAACTAGGGACGTTTATATCACGAACTTCCAAATTTCTAATATCAATATCACGAATCTCTGCCATCAGAATTTAGGCAATCCTCCACCACTAGGCATAGCACCACCCGTTACCTCAGGAAGTTCAGGCATGGCAGCATCTAACATTCCAGGAAGTGCTCCTGCGATTGCTTCTGTTGCAGCATTTGCAATTTTATCTTTAGCATTTTCAATCATTGCATCCTTGTTAAGATAAACATAAGCACCACCAGCAACAATGGCAGTAGATACAGCAAAAGACGCAAGTGCGAGTACATTGATTACTTTTTGCATTAGATTAACGTGCCTTTGGCACGACGAATTTCTCTTAGTTCTTCGAAGTTTTTCTGTTTTGTCCCTCCATCATATGCCCAGGCATAACCTTCTTCAATCATCATTTCATTCAACGATAGTTCTGCATCTCCAATATATAACCAACCAAGAAGGCGACCATACTTACCCATACCACCAACAAGTTCAGTTCTAATGATGAGATCATCGTCTCCATCGATAGCACCTTCTAGTTTTTCTTTCATCCAGTTGGTGGCATCAATGCCCAATTCTTTTTCATCAAGGTCTCTGGTTCTTTTTTCTGGAGTATCAACACCAGCAACTCTGACCCTTTCCTTCTTAAAAAGATCAAAACCCAAATCAATAGTGACATCTATCGTGTCACCATCGACAACCCTATTAATTTCAACTACCCGAAAGTTGTAACACGACTTCCTGCTGGGTGGAATCATGGCTCCCATAATTGATCTCCTTTGCATCTACTGCTGTAGCTATTCCAATTAATGTAATTGCAGCAGTTATGATGGCACCGGCACCCCATACCCACTTCTCAAGTTTACGAACACGATCACGGAGTTCCTCCGCCATCTTTTCAGCATCTTCAACCCGATGTGTCAGGAGTGCTATCAGTTGATCTTGGTCTGCGTCTTTTTGGTTGATTTGACTCATCTTCCATCTCCTGGAATGCCATGTTCATAATAGTATATATGTAGTAGAAAACTCCAACAAGGAGTATAATCAACATCCATATAACACTCCAGGTAACTTCATTAGGGTCACTGAGTGGTCGAAGAAATAAATTCATTAACAATCACTAATTATAGAATTAACTTGAGAACCTGCTTCAGATCCAATGTTTTGGCCAAGAAGTGCTGCCCAACCTGCTGCTAACCATCCAATGTATGGAATATTTACAACTGCTGGGACAAGAACTCCTGTGGCAATAGCACTACCTGCCATCGCACCTTGACTTCGTGCTCCAGCGTCCGCCACGATGCACTCGATATCTTTTGCACTCTTTCCCTCGCCGTCTAATACGGCACCTCCTGAACCCATGTTACGAATTCCTTCAATTGTATATTGATCACTTCTAAATTCTGTTCTTTTTTCACTACCACCACCAAAGAGTCCTTTCTTATTAGTATCCAGATCTAATGATCTCTGTGACTCAAGAATAGCAGGATCATTAGCTTTATATTCTATCCTATACCCTTCCTTATCTGCTTCTATTTTATAAGAAGAGTATGGACCATGAGGAATATTGATAGTTGGAACTTGAACAACTTTTTCCGGTTCGGGTGATCGTCCAATCAAATGTCCCAGAATACCGATGTGTGCAACGGCAATTACACCACCAATACTAATAGTAACCCACTTAATACGTGTCATGACTACCTCTTAGGTTCAACAGCAGATACAACTGGAGGTTCTTCTTCTTTTCTTATTTTCATCTTCCCATTACCGTTACCATTTTTAGCAGGACTCAATCCGAATGCAGCTAAAGACCCACTAAAGACAGACGCGATAAAAGTTGGATCGAAATCTAAAATTTTTTGACCGTTTGGAAGTCTAACGTAACTAAAGGTAAGAAGAGAAGCAGACCATATAAGTACAACAACTTTCACCAAATTACCAAGAACTTCACTTTTATCTTCATCATGGTCCTTTTCTTCTACTTCTGCTTTGGATTTATTTCCAAGCATATGCAGAACAATAAGGCTCAGTTATTTATGGTTGAAGTAAATCTACAGTTATATTTGTGTGTTCTAGTTGATTAAATTTTTGACAGAGAACAGAACTTGATTCATGTTCCCATTTGTGATAAGTCGTCTTTAGTTTTTGAGTGTAATCGGGACTGTCGCACATTTGCATTTCCTTTGCGACGATGGTCTTGATCAACACATCTC